TAAAAATGGTTTTTTTTTATCATTTCATTATTATTTCCATTATTTAATCATAACTAATTCTTACATCATTATCAAACATAAAATGACAACGCAAACAGAAAATTAGGAAAGAAAAGAGAAGAAGAAAAAGAAAATATAAAAAAAAAATTCGGTTTGGATCTATATGTAGAAGATGAGGAAGAAGATGCAAAATGGATATTGGAATCTATGAAAAAAAAATCTGTAAAACCTATAAAAAGTGGTGGAGGTGGTGGAGGTGGTGGAGGTGGTGGAGGTGGTGAAGGTGGTGAAGGTAATGATAAACAAGAAAAAAATACATATCAAGAGGATTTTGAATTAAAAAAAGATGAATATGATAGTTATTTAAAAAAAGACGAACCGAAAATAAAAACAAAATTAAAATATGCAACGTCTAGAATTTTCACACCACCTAATCGTATTAATTTTACTCCATATCCTTATTTGAATACTTTTATGAGATTAAAGAGTGTTTATAAAACAGTATTAACAAGTCTATTATTTACATCTAATGAAGAATTAAAAGAATTAAAAAAAAATGGATGTACTGCAAAATACAATACAATAAAAAATGGAAATAATTTCTTCTTGAATATTGTCACACATTTTAGAAAATTGAAAACCAACGATTTAACATTATCAGAATTTATACAATTCTATATAAATGAACATGAAAGAATATTTCAATTAGATTTGGAAAATAAATTCATACAAGATAATTCACCAATAAAAGTATCTGATATAAATATAGATATAAAAGATGAAAATGCAGAAAAAAATACTGGAGTAAATGCAGAAAAAAATAATGGAGAAAATGCTGGAAAAAATATTGGAGGTAGAAGACATACAAAAAAAATGAGTAAAAACGTAAAAAATAAGTCACATAAAGGTGGTAAGGTTAAACCACCAGATAGAACCGATGTCTATATTGAGAAATTTTTCCATACATTACAAGATGAATATATTATTCGATTTAAAAAGATGATAGAAAATAGTACATTAAAAATAAAAGTATTTAATATTGTCAATAATGGTTATTCAAAAGGTCTCAAAGAAAAATTAAAAGGAGAAAACCCATATTGCGGTATGTTATTTGAAACTTTTTGTGAACAAAAAGATAAAGGTAAAATAAATTTATCTTCATTTTTTTATAAATTAATCGAATTATTTGAATTAAATAAAAGTCATATAATAGAAGAATTAAATATAACAAATACAGATATAAAAGACCTAAATAAAAAAGATGAATATGTAGATAAAATATCAAAAGGTATAGATTTTGATAAATTATTACCGCAAGAGGAAAATTGTCAACAAATTATTAACAGAAACACAAATGAAAATATAGAAATTACAAATGAAAATACAGCAACTCAAACAACTTCTGCAGCAACTCAAACAACTTCTGCAGCAGCTGAACCAACTCCTACAGAAGCTGAACCAACTCCTGCAAAAAATAGTAGTTTTTTTAGTAGTTTTGCTAATAACATACCAAAATTACCAGAAATTAAAATGCCAGGACTTCCAGGATTTAATAAGACAAAAGAATCATTTACACAAGTAGGTGGTGAATATAAGGACTATAGGACAAATATGGAAAAGAAGCGTGTCGCATATGTAAAAACGAAAAAACGTAGTTCTTTTGTTAATCGTATAGCACCAACACGTAAAGCATTGAAGGGAACGAAAAAAGCATATAAAAAATTAGACCAAACTATGTATTCAGTTTGGAAAAAAATATCAAATTTTAAAATAGATAACGTGGATAAAGAGGATACAGATGATAAAGAAAAACCAGATGATAAAAAGGATACAGCTGAAACTAAACCTCTAGATAACCCAAGTACGAAAGTATTAGAAGTTCAAATATATGATGCTTATAAAGATGATCCAAAAAGTCTAGAAAATATTACAGACGAAGGTATAAAAAAATATTTATTACAAATCACAGGAAAATATTCAAGGTCTAGTTTTAAATATCATAAAGTATCATATGTAAAACAAAAAATGCGAAAGGTTTTATTATATGCATTCCTTGATATATTAAACGATGCAATAAATGTAACAGTAAATAATTATACGAATATTATGCAAGATATTATGAATATCTATTTGAATTCAATGGAATCAAATCCTGAATATATTTTACATTACTGTCTTAATCAGCCTAGTCAGCCGCCGCCTGAAGATAAATAGTCCAATAGAAAATTTATGCAAATGAAACCCTCTTTTCTAATTTTTCTAAAATATCCGGGCTATAAACCAAATTCCCAGTCGGTTTATATTTATCAATCGGGGTATAATGTTTTCCGTCTTTACGTAAAGTCTTTGTATTTGACTCTTCTTCCTCCTCCTCTTTTTTCTCTTCTAAAACATTCCCTTTTTCATCGACCACTATTCCCGTCTTCTTTTTAAATTCATTCCTAGCATAGGCCGGAATCCAGTTCTCCCATGATACAAATAGAGTATTCGGATGCATATATCGGGTGAAGAATCCGTTCTCGTCCAGTTTTGCTACTAAAAATCCTATACAATGTCCCTTATCATAGGTAGGTTCTCCGAAAATATATTCCGGTACTGTAAACCAAATATGTTTATCATTCATCTTATTTCGACCTGTATGTGTAATTCGCCGATGGATCCGATTCAGGATTTTATTGAAAATGGAGAGTTGTTTCAAATCCCGCTGGTGTTTCTTTTCGTATAATTCGTCTATATTAATTTTCCGCTGGGCTTCTTTATCATCGACATATAGAAAACAAGACATAGGGGGTCTATTATTTTACCCATATAAAATATTATTCCCGATTTATCATATAGATATATTTCCTGAAATATATCTAGATGGACGAAGTAGTTGAAGTTCTCGAAGAGAATATATCCGAAGAATCCTGTTCTAAGAAGAAACCATTCCGTCATATAGTCATTTCCGGAGGACACGTATGGGGGCTACATGCACTAGGTTTGATTCACCGATGTATAGAAGAAAAGGTTCTCGATATTTGTCATATAGAATCCATTCATGGGACATCTGTAGGTGCCCTTATTGGTATAGTTTTGGCACTGAACCCCGAGATAAACGATATTGTGGATTATTTCTTAAATCGGCCGTGGCATAGTCTTATAAGTAAATATGATACATCGCCTCTCGTATTATATAACACGAATGGGGTTTTCAGTAAAGAATTCATCGTTGATGTTATGACCCCTATCCTGAAATCCCATGATATACCTCTGAATATTAGTTTGGAGGATTTTTATAAAGTGACGGGTAAGGATTTATATATTTATGTCACCGAACTGAATTCCTATAAGACGGAATCGTTTAGTCATAAAACGCACCCTGAATGGGAGTTATTGGATGTCTTATATGCGTCGTGCTCTCTTCCAATTATATTTGCCCCACTGATAAAGGGGGATAAATGTTATGTTGATGGGGGGGTCTTATTAAATTATCCATTGGATAAATGTATAGATAATATATCTGACTTGGATAGTGTTTTCGGTATTTCGTTGGGTCATACAAGAGAAAATTTAATAACATCGATAACGGCGGATACGCATATTGTGGATTATGTATCTATTCTACTTATGAAAATATATGAGAATGTACTTTTCCCGCATAGTAAAACGTCGATTAATTATGAAGTGAAATTATATTCCAAGACGACTTCGGTGGAATATATTTTACAGGTTCTCAATTCGTCGGAAGAACGTCGAGAATTGTATGAATATGGGTATGAATATATGAAAAAGCGCTTAGAAGAAGATAGATTATGGATAGATAAACGAATGGATTCTATATGACCAAAACGTATGACCAAAACGTATGACCAAAACGTATGACCAAAACGCGAGACTATTGCAGGGGAACCTCCCGGCGGTAGTGTCCGTGTGCCCCATTCGGGGCACATCGACATAGGTTCCCCCGCGCCCCCCTCCCTTATAAATGAGTACTTATAAAGAGTCATATAGAATTATTATCTATATGACAAAACACAATAACCAACCGCACTGGTTAATTTTAAGGGAGGTTCCCCTGTCATATAGAAATATTCTCTATATGACATAACATAATAACCAAACGCACCACTTAATATTATTACTTATTAATAGAATAAGGGAGGGGTTCGGGGAACCGTAGGTTCCCTGAACTACAGGACAGTATTAATAAATGTCTCTAAGTTCTGTTCCGTAACTTTGGCATCAAAATCTATCGTATAAGTATCCTTCGTCATTTTTATCGTAGGATAAGATTCCACTCCGAAATTACGTATAATATCAGCGATAGGGATCGGCGTCGGCTCTTTCCCTGTATTATACTTTTGTCCATCGAATCCATTATATTCCTTTATGACTACATCGCCATTATCTTTCGTGCAATCTATATCAATACAATTAATAGTATAACCATTTACCGTCTTCTTATCATTATTCGCCTTGAAATTTTTCCACTCGGGTTTGGCCTTCTTACAGTGGGGGCACCAGTCCGCATAGAAGAAATAGATATCCGCCATATTTCCCCGGTCATTCGCATTAGCCACATCTGCGAAATCGGCGTTCTTCTTCATAGGCGTATAATATTTATTATACATAAAGACTCCCGCGTAGATGAAAATAACGACGATTAAGACGATGACTGCGTATTTTATATAGATTTTCGTTTTCCCATAAATATATTGGATCAAGTTTGCCATATAAAAATCCGTTATATTTTATTTATTAGATAATTTCGTATTATTCTCTATATGATATTTACAGAAAAGGAATATAATAGTGGCGATGGTATGTTGACAAGTGTATGGGGGCCTAGTATGTGGCATTTCCTACATACGATGAGTTTCAATTACCCGATTCGCCCCTGTTGTAGGGAGAAACAAAATTACTACGATTTTATCATGAGTTTAAGGAATACGCTACCATGCGGGAAATGTAGGGAGAACCTATATAAGAATTTCCAGAAACTACCCCTGAAAAAGTCCCATATGGAATCTAGGGCTACCTTTTCCCGATATGTATATGACCTCCACGAATTAATCAATGATATGCTAAATAAGAAATCGGGACTTTCCTATGAAGAAGTTCGAGAACGTTATGAACATTTCCGTGCGAGATGTACTAAATCTAAGCGAGAAATTAGAACACGAATTATGCGAATGAAAAGGGCGAAAGGCGAAAAAGGATGCACAGAACCCCTCTATGGAGAAAAGGCGAAATGTGTATTGCATATTGTCCCACAGACGAAAAAATGCGATACTTTCCAAATACATAACAAGACGGTTAAAAAGAAAATAGGGAAAAGGTCAAATAAAAAATAAAAAGTTTATATATATTTGCATTATAAATGGATACGATAAAACATACATCGAATTTTACTACCTCTTATGATATTTCTGGTTCTCCACAACCTAAACCGAAGGAGACCCCCTTTTGGTCACAAGATCCCAATATTATATTTGATAAAGACCAGATATTACAGTTTTTCCCCTCGGATTCGATGGATTATAATGCAAAGTTGAATGCGATTTCGAGAACCATTATTGTTCTCACACTTTTCACTTTCGCTTTTACCAAGAGTATCCGAATAATAGTAGTCGGTGCGATTACCCTTTTTGCGATCTATTTATTATTCTACTATAAGACAAAAGAGAATTCGAGAACATTGTCAAATAGAGTGGAAAATTTCGACGATGCGGGAATGGCCATAATACAGGATTTGGCATCCCCATCGGATTTAGTGAATACTTTTGATACGCCAAATGCGGGGAATCCATTTACGAATGTATTATTACCGGATTATGATTTCAACCCGAATAAGAAACCTGCGCCACCGTCCTATAATGTGGATGTGAATGCCGCGATTTTAGACTCGGCGAAAAAGATGGTAGAATTATCGAATCCTGGACAGCCGGATATTGCAGATAAATTATTCAAGGATTTAGGCGAACAACTGGAATTCGAACAATCTATGCGCCAGTTTTATTCGAATCCGGGTACTACTGTACCGAATGATCAGACGGCTTTCGCCGAATTTTGTTATGGTAGTATGATCTCATGTAAAGAGGGTAATCTATTCGCCTGCGCGCGTAATTTGGATAGATACCAAAATTGAGGGGAAACCTAGGTTTCCCCTTCAACCCCATCCTCTACACGGTGGACTGGTGCGGTTGGGTATTACGTTGTGTCATATAGAATTATTCTCTATATGACTCTACCACACCAGATATAATAATAGTTTTTATAATGTCATATAGAAATATTCTCTATATGACTCTACGAAAGTAATTTTATATAAGGGAGGGGGGTGCGGGGGGAACCTATGTCGATGTGCCCCGAATGGGGCACACTGACACTACCTCCGGGAGGTTCCCCTGCGAGGGAGGGGGTTGAAGGGGAAACCTAGGTTTCCCCTCAATTTTTAATATGTACTATATATAATAGATCCAATGAGTTATTATTTTAATAATACCACAGGTATAAGTAACGATGCTACTGACCGTACTCAACGTGACTTACAAAATACCAAATTCAATAATTATATGGTATCGAATTATTTTAGTGAAAAAGTATCCGATGAACAAATCCATTTCGCTACTTCGCAACCATCTCTTATGTTGAATGCGGATAATGGTATATCGAGTGCCGTAATCAACGATTATTCCAGTTTGTTATTGGGAAATGAAGAGAGACCTTTAGAAAAAATTATGTTGATGCCCCGGCCATTTTTAACCGTACCTTATTTAGGAAAAGGATCTTGTGACCCCACATTAGAGTCGCAGTTACTCCAAGGTGAATCGGTGAGTGATCGTAAAACCATTACGAATTTGAGTGAAGTGACCTATATGGATATTAATGCTTATCCTTTACAGAGTGAAATACGATCGACGATTAATAATCCGAATTATTTAGTCGAAGAATCTGCAATGAATGGGTGGATCAGAGGAGGAGCATCGACGAGGGATAAGCCGGTGGCATAAGCGAAGCTGCCTTTGGCATAGGTCTTTAGACCTAGTCTGTGACATAAGCGAAGCTGCCGGTGACATAAGCGAAGCTGCCTTTGGTATAGGTCTTTAGATCTAGTCTGTGACATAAGCGAAGCTGCCTTTGGTATAGGTCTTTAGACCTAGTCTGTGACATAAGCGAAGCTGTCGATGACATAAGCCATGGTCATATAGAAATAATGCGTTTATTCTATCTGACTATACAAAAATATATATGTAATATATAATGTCATCTCTAACTTCTTCTCTTGCCGATAAAGCAGCCCCTTATTCTGGAGGTTCTCAAAGCCAGGAGGAACAAAGCCAAAGCCAGAGCCAATACGAAAACCAAGATTACCAACAACAGGAGGGTGGTAAAAGACGCAGAAGACGTAAATCATCAAAGGGTGGTAGCCAGAATAAATCCGGAGGAAGAAGAAGAAAGAGAGGAGGATCTAAGAAGAGAAGAACCAACCGTCGTAAATAAAGAGTAAAATAATATAGATAATTCGTACTATATTATTTATGTTTAGGAATCCTATCAAACCATATAAAACCAACGCCGAATATCGCCAAGCCCTACGCGATTTTTTCGTCATGACCCCCAATATCGACTCCATACCCAGCGGTATTGACGAAGAATCCTACGATGAACTTCTATATGACACCGACGCAGTCAAACAGGGAATGGATATCATATTCAACGATACAAAGAGTCATATAGAATTCACGAATATATATTCAAGGGCCGCGATAGCCATGTTATCCGAGGATTTAGAGACGGGCTTAGCTATATGCCTCTGCTACGACCATTTCTACAAGTTCTCGAATTATCTACAAGAATTCTACGTGGATTTCGATGGATGGAAGGTCAAAAGTATCGATCATCCTGGATATAAAGAATTGATGAGTGTCCTATAGAAATATCTTCTATTTGGATTCTATATGGCATCTACACGAAATAAAAATACACCTGGGAATTATTTGGCGGAAAGGTGGTCTATCGACCAAGAGGTCCTATATAGGAATTATGAACACGCAGGGAATGGTCGGCCAGTCGAATCCATGTTCTCGGGGGATGGGCTTTTGATGGGGCGTATGGTACCCACGGAATTATCGACGAATTCGATGGATATCGAGAGTTTCCTTTATGGGGTGGGATCGACGAATTTAGTTTCGCCATTACCACCTGTATATGCATCGCTGAAACCCTTGAAATCTCTATCTATGATAGATCGAGTAGCGCTTATAATGCCGGAGAACTTGGCGGTAGAACCAAACCAGAGACCGTTGAATAGTTAATCTATTTGACATTTTCGTAGGTTCTCGCGGTTAAGGACTATATTCATATAGGTCCTCGCGGTTAAGGACCATAGGTTCTCGCGGTTAAGGACCATAGGTTCTCGCCGTTAAGGACCATAGGTTCTCGCCGTTAAGGACCATAGGTTCTCGCCGTAAATCTTTTATTATTATGGCGTTTTTTCTTAAAAGAGATATTCTTCGGTTTATTCTTTTTTACGATTTCGCCGGGTTGAATAAATAAGTTGAAAATATCCATCAAATTATTTATTTGGTCGTCTGGTTTTTGAGGAGGGGATTCGAGAACCGGAGGGGATTCTTCCGTCGGGTCATATAGAGATTCTATTTCATCTTCTCCTACCGTGCTATCTTCATCATCTGACTCAATACTACTATTTTCGGATAGTCGAGAGATAGAGGTTCTCGAAGATATAGATGAATCTGATCTATATGACTCTATATCGCTATTAGTATCTTCTTCTTCGTCAGACGAATGGTCATATAGAATAGATTCTTGTGGTTGTTGAACTGTATCCTTTATGATACGTAGCCTCTTTAAAATATCTTCTTTCGACGTTTTAACTAGGGGTAATGAGTCGAGGGGTGCGAAATCCACGGACGTATAATTCATATGGGTCTCATAGGAACCATTATCGAGAACTTCAATGGGGACTTTGATGATGGCCTGTATATATTTTTTATGTGATGTCATATAAAAAATATTGGGGGATATATTTATATTCATTAATTTTTATTAGGTGAATATAAACAAACTGTAGCATTTTGTAGAACGTTTTGATTCAAATAATTATCTATAATAGTTTTAAAATTATTATAATTGGCTTCAGCTATTCCTCTTCTACGAAAGTAACTATAATAATATTGATATTTTTCTCCTTTATCCTTTGGTGCATTATTATATAAGAAATCTGATTTATTTTCTAATATCTCATCATTAATTGATTCATTTTTTATATTTACAATAATTTGATCATCAACTATATAAACTACTTCGTTATTTTCGATAATATAATAAACATAATGTTGACCTAAACGAATAATACAACCTATTAAATTATAATCTATTTTTGTACTATCAAATACTATTTTATCTACCGATTCATCATCTACCGGTTTATTCGAACCACTTAATTTATCAAAAATATCTTTATCTTTTACTTTTTTTATAGAAATAGTATTTTTTTCAATAGTATTAGGGTTAGATGGGTCAATTGTATAATTAATCAAAATATATTGGTTCTCTTCTGTTATATAGTAAGTATTATTAATTATTAGACTATTATTATTACACCTATCGACATTTGTATTTTCTTCTATTATATCAAAAGTGTTTGTATTTTCAACGAGATTTATCATAAATAATTCTTCTTTTAAATATTTATATTTACTTTCATTATCGCAATTTTTTTCAATAATTTTAAAAATTTTTAAAAAATTAATATTTTTATATTTAATATTTATATAATCAATTAATTTTTGTATAAATTCAGAAGCATCTTGGAATGAACCTATAGGTGATTTATCATGCGATTTATCTATTTGGAATTCAATTATTTCTGTTAATTCTTTTCCATTAGTTGTATTAATATCTGTTAATAATTCTTTTTTATCTTGATTCATATGTGTTAACCACTCTTTAAGATTAATTATTCCTTTATCATTTAATACAATCTTTGTTAAAGAATTCAAAAAATTCATTTGATGTAATAATTGTAATGACGAGTTTAACCAACATATAGCAAGAACATTTTTTAAAGGACATGATTCTTTTGTAGTACAAGATGAACAATTGGGGGTTATTGGAGTAATTGTATTTTCCTTTTCTGGTTTATTTTCTGGTTCCTCTTTTATAAGTGATTTTTCTTCAATCTTAATTGCTTCATTACTTTTCTGTCCTATATCTATTATAAAACCTTCCAATAAACTATCTATTTTATCTCCATTCAATATACTTTTACGTATATCTCGTATTAGTTTTAATATTTGTTCATCCGATTTATCTTTAATAATTTCATTATATTCAACATTAAAATCAGAATTAAATCGATGACTCAATTGTGAGTAAGTCGTTAAATCCGAATGGTTCAATCTACCATGTTCTGGTTTTTTGTCATATAGAATGATTCCATATTGATCTTTTATTCTTACTAGGCTTGGATCTAAATCCACTTTTTTTAGATTATATGTAGCTCCGTCATATAAATCGGGTTTTACAGTACCTATATCAGAACTTTCAGAACTTGTAATTTTTAAATAATAATATATCAAATCGTTTACGTATGCACAGAATGTATTACTTTCTGGGTCTCCTTTTTTATTTTCTTTATAAAATTTATCATTATATTGTAGAGATCCATTATTAATATGTCGATAAATATCTGCATCTTTTATTGTATCAGATAAAAAAAATTTATACATAAATAAAGACTGTACATTTTGTATTTTAAAATTATCATTATAATATGATAATTCTGTTTTTAATATTATATTTAAAATATTTACTATATTCGAATATGTTTCAGTTATATGATGTAATCTATTTTTATTTTTATCATCAAAATAATCAAAATTAATTTTAATTAATGAATCGAACGCCGATTTATATTTTCGATCATTTTCATTCGCTGAATTTATCTTTATAATACGTCCAAAATCAATGATATATGTAAATGGTTTAAATTCTATTGTTGTTGTATTATATTTATAAGTATTAGTACCTCCATCACAACATGGAAAAATATTATAACTTTTTTTTATTATAGAACCATTATTAACTATATTTTTAAAAGCCATAATGTTATTTTGATGTAAATCCATATGCAATATCATATACCTTTCGTTTTCTTTATCTGTTTGTTTTTTCAATATCCCCAACATCAATAATATTTTAAAAAATATATTTGCATATAATTTCACTTTCCTTTGGTCATTATATTTCTCATTTGTTTTCGGAATAATATGTTGACTAATAGGTTCATATCCATTCCCATATTCCATTGCGATGAGTCCTATAGGACATTTACAATCCCATGAATCTATCATCGCCTGTAACACTTGATACGTCAATGAATCATTCGCTTTACTCCTAAGTAAATGTAAGAAATACATAGTATCATCTTCTATATGACAAGAGGCGAGTAGTCCAAATGTGACCGGGTCATCTAAATATGTAGTTTCGAATAATTTCTGTTGTATTTTTGCCTCGTTTTTGAAATCTTTTATATAATCTTTCTGTTTTGTAATTTTATTTACGAGGGGATCGTCAAACGTATCTAACTTTGATATATTCCCTATATGACTTAATTTTTCTGATAGATCTATTAGACTTAGACTTCCGTTCTCATTATTTTGTAAGAATGTGAGTTTTAATAGGAATTTACTAATAGGTTTATTTGTATTCGTTTTATCAATACATTCTGAATCGCTAATATCAATACATCTTCTAGACGCCGTGAAAAATTCTAGATCTTTATTTAATAATCCATTTACACTTTTTTTTGCAAAACTAATTACAGTTGGTTTGATATTATTTGCTTCCTCTTTTGCTTCCTCTTTTGCTACTTCTACAATAAAAATAAATCCTTTCAATGATTTATATGACATACATTTTACTTCTATTGCATTTAATAGCATTGTCATAACACCATTAATATAAGTATTTTTTGATTCTTCTTTTTTTGTCGGTTTCTTCTCTTCTGATTTTTCACTAGAATCATTTTTTGGTTCTGCAATCTCGAATGTATATGGATATCCAGTTGACTTTTGTGTTTCTTTGATTTTATTAGTAACTTTATCTAATTTAAATCCATCCTTTTTATTCTCATCAATCATCAAATATGCCCCACCTTCTTGTTTTGGTTCCATGTAATATAAAATAATACATTATTATTTTATATATGACTTATATTCTGGTCATATAGAATGATTTATATATGACCAACCGTATTCGGAAGTTCATCCGAATTTCACCGGGTATTCGGAAGTTCATCCGAATTTCACCGGGTATTCGGAAGTTCATCCGAATTTCACCGGGTATTCGGAAGTTCATCCGAATTTCACCGGGTATTCGGAAGTTCATCCGAATTTCACTATAATCTTCA